TTGACCAGCACCAATCAATGCACGTTCACGTTCTGCTTTCTCTCTTGCTTTAAGTAGCAAGTGATTGTCTTTGATTGAATTTGCCATCCGTTGGCGGTGTGTTTCACGTTCCGCTAGTTGCTCGTAACATCTAATGAATTGTGATCTACAACTTGCCTCGTTATATTCATTCCCCATTCTAGGGTTAAATGAAGACCATATAGTATTTGCAGCTTGCAATGTTATACCTTGTAAATGTTCTTTGCCATGTTCAAAGCCATAAGCACCTACCGCTTTAATGACTTTTTCCCATTCGCTTTGTGCGATTGGTAGTTCCTCATGTGCATTTACATAATTACTTATTTCTTCACAAGCGGATAATATTTCACCTACCGATGGATAAAACTTAATCTTATTAATCTTCACAAGATTAATCACCGCTTGCTTTAACGTAACAGGGTTTATATCTGATAAGAACGATACATATGCTCTGACATTTTCTTCTGACAATTTAGAATTTGGTATCGTTGATTGTAGCAACAGAATTACTTCCATCACATCCGCTTTCGCCATATTCCACCTCACTCTCATTCATAACTTTGTAAATCGCATCTAATGTTTGCTCTGTATTTGTTTTCTTTGTTTGTTTTGTTGTATTCGTATAGCTATTTTTCTCCCAAGTCCTAACCGCTGCTTGCCAGTTCTTCATAGAGTTTTTACCAACTCTCCAGCCATTACTTTCGTAATAATCAAAGAAATGTTGTGCATCTACTTTATTACCTCTTTCAATGCAGTACGCTTTAATTTCAGATAGAGTAGGTTTTTCAAAACGCTTGCGTTTTGTTGTAGTGCTTGCACTACTATCTATCTCTCTATCTTTCTCTTTCTCTTTCTCTTTCTCTTTCTCTCCGTTACAAAGTTGTTTCATTTGCGTTACATCTGCGTTACAATGTAACGCTTTTTGCTTTTCTCTATGTCTACGAACCCTACTAGCTACTGCGGTTTCAGTACCTGTGTTATCTTTTGCATCAGGCAAGTAGTATTCCTCATCAGAACACATTTCAAGCAGTCCACTTTTAAGTAGGTACTGTACAGTAATTTGCACATTCTCTTCTTTTTCATCAAGATCTAATGCAAGTTCTGATGCAAAATCATCTTCCAGTCCGTCAAAGTAGAGTTTCCCATCGCTCATGATTGAACGTAGTAACATTTTGAGATAGATAATTGTATAGGTATCACCACCAGCAATCTTTCTTAATCTTTTAATTTCTTTCCTTTGGAAAAAGTCTTTGTGCAACTTCAACCAAAAGTATCTTTTAGGCTCTGCCATAGACTATTCCTTATCAAGCGTTTCATTAACCACTTTACGCAAAAAGGAATTTAGACCAGCATATACAACTGAGTTGATACACTCCAACTCTTCGATAATGTCTTGATGGAATGTTTTATCGCCTTGCTTTTGTTGGTAATAATCAATTCTTGCACTAATCAAGGCTCTTACCATATCCAACTTTTCATACTCTTCAATTTTGTGTTTCTTCATATCTATCATTCCTTTCCTTAACAATTTCTTGTAATCGCTTTCTAACCTCTTTAGCAAATACCCCATGTGCTATTGGTACGTGGCAATGAACACATAAGCAAGCTCAATGTGATGTATCGCTATACCCTCATGACCGCCACATAACACGCATGAGTAATTATCACGTTCAAGCACTTTAGGTCTATTCTGTTTTAGTAGTTTTTCATCTTCACGTTTTCTTTTGTTCACTCTCCCACCCCTCTATAAGAGATTGGATGTACTCACTAGGCTCTAACTTGATACCTAGTTGTTCACATTCATCTGTTAGACAATCAATTAGTCTTGCCATTTCTTTTGTGTTATAAACGCTGCTGCCGTGGTAACACATTACATTGTGATAACCTTTGATGCTTTTGCATTCGCCAGCATCTTCGGCTAACCATCCGATGCCGTGTGATTGCCATATTTGAATATAGCGTTCAATTGCATCTTCTCGGACTGGAACATATGTAAAGTGTCCACAGTCCTTGATAGCCTTTTTGTACACATCCTCTTTTGTTGTGTAACTGTTCTTGCTTAATTCAACTGCAATCTTCTGTGCTATAAGCCAGCAATAAGCATTGGCATTTAGACTTCTTGATTTGGTTTTGCGTTTAATTTCTACTGTATATTCTTTGTCAGTAGTAATCTGTGTTAGATCATTGTCATGTGGTGCTGGTATCACTACCATTACACCTAGTGGGCCTCTTAACAGTCCTACGTTAGTTGTTGTCCATTTCATCGCTTAGCATACCTTTGAGCATTCACCCAATTAAACGCTTGTTGGTAGTGTTCTTGTGTTAGTTCAGATGGTTTCTTAACCTTTAATGTTTCCGTTACATAATGGACTAAATCTTCTTCGCTAATACCACCTTGTGTGGCTCTAGCTTTTAGAGTTTGCCAGTTATACACAGTTTCTTGTGTTTGTTGTACTGGCTTTTTGCTATTGTCCATTGTGTCAGCATCTTTCGTATCATCGATGCATAACAACGCATTGAGTGCGTACTTTCTAGCGTAAGATGATGTAGCACCTGTAATTTGGCTTTCATCCATACCTTTTTTTGTATCAGGTTCTCTTGCATATGCAGTCGCACTTACAATCTCTCTACCATCAGTAATTTTTGCGGTAGCTTTTACATAGTATCGCTCACCAATTTGTACGATTTCATCATCAATGAGAAGTGCTAAGTTGTGTTCTTTTAACAACGGTTTAACACCCTCTAAAATATCCTCACAACTGCGATAGTTGTATTTACCAAATGAGTTGTATTGCCCTTTAGGTGCTTTCAACTTATGTTGAATATCACCAACCCTTTGAGTTAAAACTACTTGGCTATCAGTTATTTTTTCTATGTTTTCCATGTTTCACCTAACCAATCTGCAAATTCATGTGCTTTTCAATCCTTGCACCAGCTACTTCTTGTTCTGCTTTGATTGCTTTCTTGATTGCCACCTTATCGGCAGTAATTGTTGTTTTTCTAAACTCATCAGGCAATGCATACAAATCATCAATTTCTACTGTTTCACTTTCTTTGTAGTAACATTTGAATTGTCCAACTTTCTTTTCTGTTAGTTGGTTTTCTTTCATGACATGATCAATGTTATTTTTCAATCGTTCAGTCATGTTTTCTAAAGTCTTAGCTTTAGCACTTAGCCGTTTTGACTCATCCTTAAATGCTTGAATATCGCCTTTAATGTTTCGGATAAACATTGCAGTATTTTCGATTTTTTCATCGATGCTGCAATCAAGCATATCCAATGTATCTTGGATGGCTTGCATATCCTCTTCGGTTTCCGCTACCTCTAACATAGCTTGCAATTCTTTGTAGTCTTTATTTAATTCATATAAACTTGGCATTCAATTCTCCTTATACTTGTGATAAAATACAAGTAGAGTATTTTCCAATATCTCTACACAAAGTCCGCTAAACTTCTTCTACTTTTCACTAGCGGACTTTTTTATTTGAATAGTACTTAATATCATCTATCCAATAACCAACTAATATCCATGTAACAACTCCAAGCATCGTTTGACAAAACCATGTCCACCAATCGATGGTATCTAGTTGTAAACTTCCCATAGCACCAACTGCTATTACTGCTGAAATTGCTCTAAGCCAATAACACAACTTAATCATCTAAATCTCCTTATTGAATTGGGTTATAACAAAAACCATATATTCTATCGTGAGTGCCAATTTTTCCATAATGTCTACGGAGTACATCAGAAGTATTCTCTTCTTCCATTCGTTGTCCATCAGCACAATGACATTCCCAACCATACGGAGTAATTTCATCAAAGATACTTTCTATGTGTTCGTAATGATCTTCACGAATTGTTGCACCAGCACAAGCAATGGCTTCCAAAAATTTATTGTTGATAAAAAGTCTCATAGCTCTTCTCCTACAATCACTAGCATTTGGCTGGTGATTTTTTTTATTTCACTCTTTAACTTATGATTTTCTTTTCTTAGGCTTTCCACCTCGCTTTGTAGTTTTCTATAACCGATTGCGTTATATTCATCTTCAACACCAGCTAATGCCTCAACCTCTCTTTTGCTAAACTTCACACCGCTTATATTTGGTAGTTGTGTTAGCTTTCCATCATTTCTTAGGTTGTATACAGATGTTGTTGAGATTTGTAACAGTTCGGATACTTGTTCAACTGTGTATACAAGGCTCTCCATATCTCATCCCCTTATGTGAATTTAATTCACTATCTTATTTAAAAAAAATTTCTCTAGTTTCTTTGCTAGATAACTTTAACAATTCAACTAGCTTTGCAATTTCAGATGCTTTAAATTCTGTATCACCTCGCAACTTCTTATATAAACCCTCTCTAGTAAGGTTTAACTCACTTGCTACATGAGATAACTTATATCCCTTGTTATCAATCATTTGTTTTAAGATGTTCATTCTACACCCCCTTTTTATTTTTTGTTGTGTGAATTTCTTTCACACTCATAATATAACATCGTGGTGAATGTATGTCAACACTTTTTATTATAAAAGTTGATTTTATTTCACATTACATTTAAAATCATAATAGATAATAGCGTTAAGAGGTGATTTGACATGACACTATATGACAATATAAAAACATTAAGAGAAAACCTGAAAATGTCGCAAGATGAATTAGCAAAAAGAGTTGGATATAAAGATAGAACCAGTATTGCAAAGATTGAAAGCGGTAAAGTAGATTTATCTCAATCTAAAATATTTGCTTTCGCTAAGGCATTAAATACTACTCCTGAAGAATTAATGGGTTTGAAATATTATGAAGATCGTGAAGTTTCAGAATATGCACAAGCAGTAAAAGATAACCCTAATCTTAGACTATTATTCGATGCTAGTAAGAATATGTCCAAAGATGATATTGATTTTGTAATCAATACGATTGAAATGTTAAAGAAACGTGAGGGTAAATAATATGGAATTGCTATTATCTGTTATATCTATTGTGGCTTATTTCTTTGGTTATCCTACTGTTGCAGGTGTTGTAGGTATCATAGCCACTATATTATTTGTATTCTTCTATTCAAAACAAAACAAACCTTATGGAGTTTTCGTTCCGTGGTTAATCATTTCAATTCTACTAAATGTATTATTTGTTAATTACAAACCCAACTTTATATTAAGCATAGGTATTGTTTCTTCAATGTCTATATGGCTTACTTCTGTTTTGGTATGGTTGTTTAGTTTGATAAATAAATAATGTGGAATTTTATACACATATAATGAGATACAATAACCCCATAAGGGGGAAATGTATATGAATATAGTTTTGATTTACACCAAGTTAAGACCAACTCAAAATGCAGTACTTACTTTAAACGATGATGGCACTTATACCATCTTAGTTAATAGTGATAAGCCTATCGATGTACAACGTAAAGGTATATTACATGAGATAGGTCATATATTACATGATGATATGTATAGTCATGCTCATATTGATTTAATTGAACGCATGGCACACGCAAGGGAAATAGAGTTTGAGGGAATAAACTTCTACACGCATATATTGTGAGGTACATTATGCAATATAACTTCACCATAAGAAAAAAAGACAAAGGCTTTCAAATCATAGTCGCATACAAAGACGGATATAAGTGGAAACAGAAATCTAAGCAGGGTTTTAAAACTAAACGTGAGGCTAAGGAATACGGACACGTTATAGTAAAGGAATTAGATAAAACCGCACTCTTAACCAAAGATACAGAATTG